TCCGGTCGTTTTAAAATCTTTTAAATCCTCTCCCTCCAAACAAATAAAATGCTTCCCCTCAGCATACCTGTCTTTGTTTCTATTGAAATTTTTTGTGATTGTATCTGTATTTGTTCCATACGCTTCTGCGATCTGCTGTGTTGTCAGCACTCTCATATCTCTATATTCTGTAACTTTTAATTCTTCCAAGATTTACTCCTTTCTCCCGGCACCATGGAAAGCACCGGGAAACCATGGCTTTCAAAATTTGTGATATATTATGAAATCCTCATGATGTTTTCTTTTAACCGCCGAGCAGTTCTCGACAGTCAGGTGTTTCAACCTATAAATAACTGCGTCCATACCTTTTACGGAAAAGCTCTCTGGCTTCATCCTCTGTGTGCCCTGATGCCACACAATGCTTTTCCCATGCAAGCTGTCCGGCAATTTTGCTCAACTTTTCTGCTGTCGTATTATCATGGACACGCTGTGCAACAGGGCTTTTCGTGTGACAGTACTCACAAACCGGAATTTTTATTCCATCTTCCTCTGCAAGCTTTCTGAACCCATTGCCAAATAAAAGATGATGTTCCTCGGTGGTAGGTCTGCCACAGAAAATGCAGTTATCATTGTATTTTGTAACAATTCCGACTGTTTTCATTTATACCTCTCCCAGCAGCTCTGAATAATGAATAGGTTTCTTTAATACCTTTGTATGCTTACAGTAATCACACAATTCACACCGGATAGGTTCTACCGCACCGGATTTCAATGCAAGAATCTTAGGCGTGTTCTGCTCCACCTCTATAAGCTTCTCATGAAGATGTTCATCATCGATCCATATCAGTTCGATATCTGTTTCTTTTTCCTTAGACGCTGCTGCGATAAAGAATGGTAACCGCTTTCCGGTATTTCTATAAACAACTTCCTGGTACACTGCACCCTGAATGTCATATCCCCAATACTGAATGAAATCCATATAGCCGAAATCCTTTGTATATTCAGCCTTATGCAGTTCTCTCATAACTTTCAGATCCACAATCGCTTTATCTGCAATGTAGCTGTCCATCTTGATTTTCCACTTTGCACCGAACATATCAGCGGTCATAATGACCTGCTTTTCTCCGGACATGAACTGCATAAAGGTTTCATCTCTTTCAATACGGTTGATGATTTCCTCCGCTTTTTTGTAGTCTGCCTTTAAATCCCCGGACTTTGTAAAAAAGGCAGGATTCTGTGCACGGAACAAGTCAAGGCTTCCCTCAAAATGTGAATCCACATAAGAGCCAACCCAAAGAGCTGTTGTCTTTTCAAGTTCCCACTCTCCGTTGAGCATTGCCATGGCCTGTGATTCACACGCTGGCTTTCCGATAGTTCCCATAAAGTTTTTATACTGGCTGACCGAGAGATACTCCCGATCAGCTTCCTTTGAATAGTAATTTTCATTATTCAGTAACATTATCAAATACCTCCGATGCTTCTTTCATAAGTTTCTCATTCTGTGGATCAGAAAAAATATCTGGTACTGCAGGTGCTGCAGCTTTTACAATATCCTCTGCTTCTCCTTCAACAGAACATCCCATAAGTGAATTTGGAATATGCACTCTTGCAAAAAATGCAGATGCACGGTACGCAAGCATAAGTTCCGGCATGGTTTTCCATTTACTTCCGTTCTTCCCGTACCATCCCTCATCTTTTGCCATCTGAATGGTTACCTCTGCACCGTTTATGGTTTCTCCGGTATCTACCTTTTCAGCAGTTAAAAAACATCCCCAAGAATCCGTATTGCGCTCGCCAGTGTATACATGATGGACATTTTTAAATTTTCCACTTGCCATAATCATTGATGTGCAAGCCTGTCCACTCCACTGCGGCTTTCCCTGCACAACATAAAGATTCTGCATAACCATCATCGGACTAACTCCCATGCGGTTTGCCATATCAACCGCAATCGTGCAGTCCATTGGCTTATTCTGATATGCCTGTGGCACCAGGGAAGATGATGCAAACATTTTCCCTATATTAAATAAATTCTGAAAAGCTTCCGGATCAGAAAAAACATTTGATGAAAGCTGTGTATTCGGTTCTACCGTCATGATCTCTGTGTTTTCCATGATATGTCCTCCTATAACTCAACTACTGTCATTGCATCATCATCAGTCGTTCTGGTAGCAATGAACTGTAAACCTTTTTCTTTGCATTTCGCATAAAGTTTTTCTCTAAGGTCTGTCGCCAATTTCTCCACTCCATCAATAAGGATGATGTTAAGGCCATTCGGATTCTACAAAGCAACATCAATGCATAAATCAAGCTTTTCTCCCTCTGACAGATTCGATACCGGAAGTCCGTTAATAAGTGGGATTCCATTTTCAACGGTAAGTCCATCAATCGGGATCGTGCAGTCGGTAAGGATTTCTCCCGGCAGTGTTCTTGCTTTCTCAATCTTATCTGTGAGACTCTGCGACTGTTCTTTCATTTCTGTAATCTCTTCCTGCAAGCCAATCATGCGTTTATATTCATTAATGTGGCTCTGCATCTCCTCGATCGTCTTTGCCTTATTCTGCAAATCCGTCACATCATTTGGCTTTTTATCCGCATATTCTGCATACTCGGCAACCTCTGCATCAAAATGTGCTACGTTCGCCTTATAGGTCTGCTCGATCACTTCAAGCTTGTCCTGCTTCTTGGATGCAAGCTGTTCTTTCTCTTTTTCGTATTCCCTGATCTGCTCATTTAATGATGCAACTGATTTATCAATCTGGTTTGCACGGTTGCTGATTTCCCGGTCGAGTGCCGCAATCTCAATCTCTCTGTCAGCATCGAATTTTCTGATTTTATTCTCTCTGCTTTCCATTAACATTTTTGCTTTTTCAATTGTCTGGTTTTCTCTCTGCAACCGCTCAATCTGTCTGTAAATATCTCCGGCACTCATGCTCTCCCATTTCGTAACATCATATCCGACTGGAATGCTGGCAGCGATCTCCTCGACAAATGCTTTCTTATTTCTGATATCACGGTCAATATTGCGGCGGTTCTGGTAATAATCGCCGTTTTCTGCCTGAATATCATTCAGCACAGAGAGGATGTTCTGATCGTAAGACACCCATGTCGGGATTTCTCCAAACCATTCCTTGATTTTATTCATATCCCACGGATACTCGATCATGTCTAAAATAATGGCATTCTGCTGTTTTTTATCCATGTTCATGAACTCGATAGGATTGAGCTGCAATGGTGTAAACAACTCTTTCAAAAATGCTTCTGGACTTCCAACCTCCAAGCCGTCTCTTTTTACTGACTTATAAGGTGCTTTTCCTGTTCTGACCTTGCGGTCAATGGAAATACCTGTGTCTGTCTCGACAATGATCTCCCCCTCTGATTCCCCTTTATGTACGATGTACTCACGATCGCTTTTATTCGTCAGTGCATACTTAATTGCATCCAGAACAGAACTTTTTCCTGTTCCATTTTTTCCAGACAACTCAACAGATGTTCCGTCTGCTTCATACTCTCTGATTCCAAAAAGATTTTTGATTTTTATTTTTGTAATGTTCATTTTAAAAATTCCTCCAAACTCATTTGATAATATTTTGTTGATCTGACCATTTCAGTGACCTTTTTCTCGTTTTCCCGCCTTTTGGTCTCACCCGATATGCAATCATCACATTTACCGTTCTGACCTTCTCCGGCATCCATTGAACAATGGCAGATTCTGCATTCTCGTAAAAACATAATTTTCACGCTTTCCAATATTTAGTTTTCGTGTTACAATAAACGCAGAAATACTTTTGTATTCCTACGGTTAAATAGCACCAGTTCTCGCCAAAGAATGTTATGGTGCTATTTTTCTTTTTCACTGAGTAACCATCCTTTCATTTGATGGTAAAGCGGTATGTATCCTTCATCGTCAACCTCAATATGAAAATCCGTTGCCACCTTTGTAATAATCATGCCGACCGCTATATCCTCGACATTCGGATTTTCCTCACCGCTTACGCATTGAGCATTTGTCACTTTGCCACCTCCTCAAATTCCCCAAGGAACTCAACATCAGCGTCAAGCTTGTCCTTCTGGTGAATAAAATATGCTTTCTGCTTCTCTTTCCGCTTTTCTTCCCGACGGTTATCCGCATCAATGATCGCAACTCCAATAAGTGCAACCACCGCACCGAGAGCTATAGCGATCAGCAGAAAAACATAATACGTTCCATCCGCATCAATCATTCCGCCTAGAAACATGATTCCAAGCCCTACCGCTATAAATACTTTACTGATCTGCTTCATTCTCCACCTCCTCGTTGTCTGCTCTTGGTTCGATACCTAGAAACTTGTCCAGCTTTGCCCGGAAGATAAAATACTGATAATTCTTAACCTTCGCATTTGGCTTTATCACGCTTCCGAGATCCCACCGCCCGGCTTTCATCTGCCGTCTGAGATATTCCACGTTGCATCCAATCTCAGCAGCGGCTTCTTTTACTGTTAAGCGTTGGCTCACTCTCCATTACTCTCCTTTCTGTCCTACTTATTGGACTATTGTTGTGGCATCTTCTATGCTCCGCTCCCCTTTACGCCACCTGTTCTCTTTCAATTAACGGAAGAATATCATCCTGTTTGAGGAAATCATAAAGAAACAGCCGTCCCTTCTGCGTCCAATAAGAATGCTCTTTAGAATGCTGTACTCCTTCGGAATCTGGATAATTATGTGTTTTCACTTTTAAATATCCATTTCCCTGATATTTCGAGTAAAGAACCCATGTATCGCCCTGCTTGAACTGTATTCCCATGTCGTGAAGCATCGCATTGAACTTCTTTGCTGACATTCCATAGTCCTTTGCAATGACTGTCGTAGCAATTAAATCCTTGCACTGGAGAATCATGTCATAATAAGATGCTTTCGGTTGAAGCTCTTCGATAACTTTCTGCTGTTCCACAACCTGTCCACCAAGAAACTTGCATCTGTCTTTTAAACTGCTGATTGTCTGGTCTGCCATCTTTAATGCTCTGGCAAAAACCTGCTCAGGTGTATTCCATGCTTTCTCTAAGTCGATAAGGTACTGACGAATTTCTTTGCCCTTTTCTGTTCTCTGCAACATGCAAATCTGTTTCGCCATATCTACAGACATATCAATGTCATCTACCTCGCGCTGAACCTTTCTAGTTCCCTCAATTTGAACCCGTACTTTTTTGTTCGGGGTTGAAAAATCAACGCCTTGTACAAATCCATAGCCGGAATATCTTTCAAACCACTTGCTAAATCGTTCTGTACCCTTGACTCCATCTTCCTGTGATAATAAATCGTATAAATCTCTTGCTGATACTGTCTGTGTATCAAAATTAACTGTAATAAGTTCGTCCATCTTACTCGCCTTTCTCTGTAAAAATCTTTCTCAACTCAATAGCTTCTTTACTGTTCTGGAGAATACTCTCCTTAAATTCATTACTGTCTGATGCCACCAACTGAATGAGCAGTGATGCTTTCTTAAGCCCTTCCTGTCTGCCACATTCATATCCAATGCGGTATGCTTCTCTTTCCTGTGGTGTTATAAATTTTGATTTGTTCATATTGTCACCCTTTGTATTGTCACTATATGTGACATTTTTAATCAAAAAAAATTTCCTGTACACTTTTATGATAATATTCTGCAATTTTTAATTTAATTCCATCTCTTGGAATTCTTTCTCCATTCTCATACATAGCGATTGCTGACACACTCACTCCAATTGCTTTCGCTACCTCATCCCTACTTTTATCGCCACGGAGTTTCTGCAATCTCTCTGCAACTTTTTCCAATTTCTATCATCTCCTTTCTTCCCCGTATAGCCGATAGGACAGCTTCCTTTTTACTTGAATTTTTTCCAGTTAGTTACTAAATAAATGATAATTACAAGGCACACAGCGATTTTTATTATACTCCATACCATGTTTTTCCCTCCTTATCTTGACATTGGCAAAGAAAAAGTGTATCTTTTCATTACAAGGGAGATTTCTCTCCCCTGTACCTCATGTCAACATCTTGTTGATTAGTTCAACAATCTCTTGCATGAGTTGGATAATTGCGGTAATGAGAAGAATGCTTGCGAGGCGTTTCTCATTGCCGTTTTTCTTTTTCTTCCCCATTGGAT